ATGCTTGAGCCACTTACTAAAGTAGCTTGTTTGCCGTTTATCTCAGTCTCTACATTTGTAATACTCCCAATACCTACGGCAGCAGTTGATAGCTTTAGGGGGCTGTCGTTTCCTTCGCCGTCGCTAATAGTCTTTAAAGATGCAGATAAGGCACTATTGTCCCCTACCTTTATTAGTGCATCAAATGTAGTTGCAGGTGTTTTTCCGTATAATGATGTTCCCATTTTAATTCCAAGTTTGTGTTATTGCCTCCCAAGTTTGAGAGGTTATATTCTGCCATTGCGTAGTGCTGAAATCTATATCGGGTGGTATGGGGGTAAAGTAAACACTACCAACACCTTGCGCTCTTACTGAGCCATCACAACACTTGATAGAGTAGGTTGAAGTTTCCCAACATAGACAACCTCTTCTACCACCTTTAGGAGATGTGCGAGAGGGTATGTAGTTCTTATCGTTCATTTTTATGAGACTAAATCTTCATATACAATACCCCAACCGATAGTATTATCAGTTACTCCATTTCCCCAATAAGTAGAACTATATATGCTTCCGTAGTTCATTGCTTTCTATTTTTTTTACAAGCCTCTTGAGCTTCTTTAAGTTAACCTCTTTGACCTTGTAGCGTTTCTTAGAGTTGCCATCCATTGAAGACTGCATCTTTGTCTGGGTGTACATCATCGTTATTGTTCGTGTTATATTCGGGATAAGTAGAATTGTTAAAAGCCATAAAGTCAATAAACCTACGAGTGTAGTGTTCTGCAATGTCTCTATGCTTGTTGGTCAAGAAGTCTACTTCGTTCTTCTCCATTGCTATGCTATTCTCAGCAGTATGCTTATACGCACCACCGTTACCAATAGTATAAGCAGCGTGAGGTAAATACTCAACCATAGCCCAATGTATTAACATCGGTTGTACATAGTCATCCAATAGCGTAGCATAAGCAGCAGGAAGTGCATTCGCAAGGATATCATTACGCAACTTATCGTACAACTTAGTGCCTAAGTAGTTTTGTATGTGTATCTCTTGAGCAATCTCAATGAATTGTAGGAACTTGTCGCTATCTACATTACCTGAGAGTACGCTATTGCGTACTATGTCATCTCTCTTTATAAATAATACTTTTGCCATTATCCTTTGTAATTAGGGTGATGCCCTTGTCTTGGCATATCTATAGGTGCTACTGCAACCTCTTTAGGGTTTTTAGGTAGCTTAAATCCTGCTCTTACCGCTTGGTTAACATTAACATATCTTGTACCTCGTAGTGCATCGCCACCATAAGGTTCTCCGTTCTTCTTCAACTTCTTCTTGTAGATTCTGCGCTCCCACCTGTGATAGCAGTTTACACCACCCTTATACTTAAATAGAGAGTAGTTTCTACCTTTGTGTCCAAAGCTCTTATTTACACCTCTTGCACTCATCATACCAATATCCTCTTTACGGTACAATTTTCCTTGAGATAGCATAGTCTTGCAGAAAGTACGAGAACTGCCTTTAGCAGTCTTCTTAGTACCCTTCACATACTTGTATCTAACCTTATAGATGTCTCCATCTTGAGTGCTATCTTGTTTTGCTGATAATTCAGTAAGTCCGTTGAGGTAGTTCTCTACATCAAAGTCTTCGGGTTCATCATCACCTACAATTTCTGCATCAACGAGTTCATAGCCTTCTGGCTCTTCCTCACCCAAGTCAGCCAATGCATCTAACATCTCGTGGGCTAACTTGTCATCAAGAAAAGGGCGGCTATCCTCGCTTAGTTGTTCTTCAGCTTTAATAGGTACGCAGTTAGGCACTTTCTTGCCATCTTTCATCTTCATACCTATCTGCTCATATCCTTCCGTACAAGGGTCATCAGCATCTTTCAACTCTTCCTTACAACCACAATCCTCAACCTTACTAAGTTCTTCTCTTTGCTCCTCAGTAATATCTGCTTGGAGTTCTAAAGGTTGTAGTGTCTTGAAGAAAATGTTTAGGCTTATTTGATTGTAAGCAAGGATATCATCTATAGCATCCAATATCATTTCTTGGAATGGTCGTATAACCGTGTTGTGGAAGAGTAGACTTGCAGTCTTCAACTCATCAGCATTGTTACCTAAACCACTTTGGTCTTTAATACCCATCAACATAGGAGAGGTAACCCTGTGTGCTACCATCAACTTACGCATACTCTCATCAGCTAAGAATTGGTATTGCTCACTCGCATCCGATAGTTGTACAGGCTCAATACTTGCAGCCATCTCCTTGTTATCGTTAAACGCAAGGATAAACTTACCACTATTAGAAGTACCGCTAAACTTTTGGATGATTCTACGCTCAATAAGTTCTCTCTCCTCCTCAGTAGGTACTCCATTGTTAAAGTTAATCAACATAGAAGGGCTTAGACCGTTCTTAATGTTGTTGATGTGGTAGTTTGCTACCTCCTCTTCTAACTCAGCATAAGGAATACCCCCTTGATAGTCTACAGGAGAGTAGTAATAGAACCCAGAACGATAAGGCTTGATGCAGTAGATTTCTAACGCATCACTTTTCTCTCCGTGACCAAAGGCAGGTATTCTTACAGGCTCATAGCCCTTCTTACGAATCTTTGTCCAATCCTTAGAGTAGTAATACCCACATACCTCACCATCTTCATTCATCTTCTCAAAGCGTAGTGTCTCTATAGGCATATGTGCTACCTGTACAATCTTACTCTTATCCTTGTTGTAAATGATTTGGAAGGCTGCTTGTCCCAATGCTTTAAGGTCAAAGGTTACCTTACGCAAACAAGAACGCTTGAATAGGCTCATCATTTGAGCATACGCCTCTGGCTTACGAGAGGCATCAGTCGCAGATAATCCCTTGCCGTACATAAGCTCGGTCATACCATTGATGATAGCGTTGTTTGTCGCACTACCATTGTACCTATCAATAAGGTATTGGAAGTAGTTGTTGTCTTCGCCATAGGCAACCCATTGCTTACGATTGTCTTCAACTACCGCAGGGGTTGTGTGTGAGGCGAGGTTAACGATTCGTATATTACTCATCGGTAAATGTATTGATTATCATTATCAGTATCCTCATAGTGAGTGAACTCACCATTATTGATACTAAACTTCTCTAAGTCTGTTTGGTTAGTGCAGAACACTTTACCTCTATATATCTCGTTAGTACCTGTGATTCTAATAGTATAGTATCTATCCTCCTCAAAGGTATAAGTAGGTGTGATATGCAAGTAATTAGCCTCTTGAGTAGCAGTTAACGATTCAGTAGAAGAAGTGTTTGTCTCCTCATCAGTAATCTTTACCGACACGCTTGTATCAAACGCTCTTGGAACAAAGTATATCTTCTTATCTGTTGTGGTTACAATGTGCATAATAGGTTAACCACTAATAGAGGTAAGTGTTATGAAAAAGAAAAGGGTAGCCCCGAAGAACTACCCTATCCCAAAACCAAAACACCTATGTCGTAGGTCTTACAAAGATACTACTTTATTACGAAGTAACAATAGTATCAGTAGCAGAAGTCATACCTGCAAATGGGTCACCATCAGCAGAACCTGCAAGGAAGTTTGCAGCAGTACGCTCCATAGCGTTAAATGTTAGAGAGTATCCACTCATATCACCCATAGCAGCACCAGAGGCTATAGAACCTCCTGTAACATCTGCTCCGTGTTCACGACCTACCAAGTAAGCATTTCCGTTATAATCCTCAACAATAATGTGAGGTCTTCCGTATGCCAATAACTTGATTTCGTTGTTATCTTCCTTGCTCAATTGAGGCAAAGAAAGAGTAACCGCTTGGTCAAAGAATACCGTTCCATTTTCACGAGATGCGTTAATCGTTTGCTCTACTGAAGATGTGCCTTTCAGCTCATACTTGTAGGCAGAGAATGTTCCTGTCATATCTGTTACCTCATCCGAAGATAGAGTAATCGTTCCTAAGTCTCCGAAGTCTACAAAGTAAACTGCTTTTAGACCACCTACCGATTCTCTACAAGGTAAAGCACGACCTTTTGTTAAATCACAAGCCATATTATTCTTTTATTAAAAAAGGGCAGACAAGCATTAGCCTACCTGCCCTAATTATTAACTAAACTAAACTACTTCTTAGTCGTGGTATAAAACGATGTCATCAACGATGCCGTACTGAACACCAGAAGTAAAACGCATTACCACCCTAACGTTCATCGAGCCATCAATATTTTCCATATCAATTAGCTTCACCTCGTTGTGGTCGCTCAACAATCCTGTACCGAAGAAGATGTTAGACTTCTGTGCAGCTACCATATGGTTGTCTGGCATACCAGAACAAACAAAGATTTTAACACCATCAAAAGCCAAGTCACCACCATTGTACCAAGTAGTACCTCCGTTGTTCACACCATTAGCACCAAGTCCATCAGCACCAAATCCACCCAATGCACGAACATAAGCACGAGCAATGTTTTGTGATACATAGATGTACAAGTCTTCTTTTCCGTAAATAGCAGAAGGAATTGCATCTACAACACGACCCATTTGAGCGATAACATTACTTGCGTCAACTGAAACACCTGTAAGGTCTTGTCCTGCAGGAAGGTCACTATCTGCTTCCAACAAAGTAACTAAACCATCAAACTCACCTGCTACGGCACTTGCGCCTGTACCAACACCTTGCCATATTGTTTCTTCAGTCTTCTGTGCTACTTTAGATGCAATGTGACCGATTAAGAAATCCGAGAAAGATGGAGGCAATGTATCAAAAGCTGAGTAGCCCATTTGTACTGCTTCCCAATCGCTATGGAAATCTTTCTTACAAAGCTCTAAGTTTACTTGTAACTCTTTTGGAGTTAATACA